CCTCTTTAAGCTCGCCCTAAGCGAATACTCGGATTTACACGCTGACTTCTTATGTACTTAAACCTTCTTACTGGAAGCCAGAAAAACAGAAGGCCGTAGGTTGGTGCAACAACACAACGGCCTCCAGAGAGATTTTACTCCCTCAGAAATTGACTTTTGTGGTATTGCACTACCGCACTAAACGAGTTGATTATATCATGGGTTTATAGTCAATTCATTTATGAGTAAAAAGAAATTTGTACCAAATGAAGCTTTAAGCAAAGTTCTAGACGGATGTAAGGATTTGCCATTTAGAGCCTCCGAAGTTATTAAACTAAGCAAAGAGTCTGCTTTGGTTTGGAACATAGATGCTGGGTTAAGGCCATATTATCTACCTTTAAACGAACAAAACCTCGTAAAAGGCAAATAAACGGCCTTCCTGACGATTTTAAAAGGTATCCTTAAGGCTTAAAGGTCGCTCTTAAGAGCCTTATCAACTAACTTCTGAGCCTTAAGAGCATAAGGAGTCTTTCCCTTTCGACCATAAGCACCATAACGCCATATATTAGCCCGATTCTGTACTGAGTCCTCAATTTTTAGCTTTTTAATGTAATGTTGAGTGTAAAGGTAAAACATTTCTTCGCTCTTAGCTGTGTTTAAACGATCTTGCATTGTAAAATGATATCCCCATTTATTTAAATCCATTACTAAAGCCGGCTGAATCTGTACGATTCCAACCGCTTTACCATTTATTGCATGAGGATTGCCACTCGATTCAATTATGCAAATAGCTGCAAATAAAGCTTTTAACATTATTAGATTCATAGATAAAAAAAGACTACCCTCTTAAGGTAGTCTAAAGGTTAAGGTTTATTAGTAGGGTTAAGCAAATAGTCTAATGGCTAAGCTTGCTAAGAGTGCAAAGCAAGTGATGAAAAAAACAATAAGAGATTGTATAAAGGTTTTATTACTCATTTTTGATTCTCCTTTAAGCGTTCAATTTCATTTAAAACGTCTCTGAAGTCATAGAATCGACCGCCTAAAGCGTCTTTGATAGCTTTATAACGCATATTTAAAACCTCTTCGGAGTCTTTCATCCTTTGTTCAAGTTCCTGATGAGCTTGCAAAGCTTCTTTTAACAATTTGTTTAGTAATTCTAGATGATTCATTTTATTTATTGTTTTTTTGTAATTCCACTACATCAAATACACAACCGTAATTGCATAAATCAATTTTTTTAAATATTTCTTTAGCCTCAGATTCAGAATCCGCTTTTATTATTTTATGCTTTGTTAGTGTTTTTATATATTTAATTTTATATGTTTTCATTTAATTTATTGTTTATATATTTATATTGAAGCGTTTTGCTTCATGTTGACCTCATTGCTAAGGTCAAGGTGAAGGAAAAGCAAACCTATTCTACACTTTCTGTTTCTAAATTTCCTAGAATCCAGTCTGCGGCCTTTTGAGCTTTACCACTAGCTAAGACTACTAGCTTAGAATCTCCCTTTAAAGCTTTAATCCAACTTGAAATATAAGAAGCATTGTCTGGAATCCTAGACTCTAAACCAATTGAAGAGCAAACGAAAGCACTTGTCATTTCAGCAATTAACTCTTCCTTACTATAAGACTCGCTACCAAAGCCAGCGTTTTTCTCTACGCCACGATCCAAGCGTTTTGAATGACCGGTCGAATGAGCAAGCTCATGGAATAATACAGAATAATAAGCCTCATTAGTTTCAAAGCTTTGTTTTAACGGCATTTGCACAAAGTCTAAAGCCGGACTATAAAAAGCACGATTTCCACCAAATAAAACCTTTGGAGCTTCGGGCATATTGCTTGCAACTGTTTCCGCTTGCTCAATAGGATTAAATTTATTCTCTGGTAATTCTGGCATGCTCCATTTAATCCCCTCGGTTTGCTCAATATTAAATACAGTGTAATAGCGTAGAAAACCAATTTGCTTAGGCTTTCCGTTAAAATCTGTTTCAGTCTTAGATTCAACAAAAGACCAGAATATAATTGGTAAACCTTTTTCGCCGGCTTTTACGTTTCCGCCTAATTCCTTTGCTTGCTTATATGTTAAGAAATAAGGAGCCTTAAACTGACCGCAATTCAATAAAATACTATTCATGCCTTTATAAGCCTTTTTGCTTACAAAGTTGCTTAACGCCGTTGAATCTGTCCGCCAAGACTTATGCCAAGGTATTACTCCTTGATTAAGCTGTTCGATAATACGTTCAGTAACAATTTGGTAAACGTCTTTTTTTGTGACTTCGTTTTTCATGTTATTTATATTTATTTGTTTATTATTAAGAGTGGTTTTCACTCTCAACGAAGTTAATTAAGTAACGTTTTTAATCACTACGCAAGCTTATTTTAACTTATTTTAAACTTTCTTTTTAAGTAATTAAACTAGCCTTCCCGATATTAAAGAGAGTGTGACTGATTAGTAAGGTAGTGATTAGGTTGAAACAATAGTTTAACTTCCACTTAAAAAGAACACTACGCACGCAAGAAAGACTTAATAATTCTTAATTTAAGTTATAATAAGACTAAATATAAGAGATTAAGACACTATTAAGGCCATAAGAATACCTACTTTAGCCTATAAGTTTATCTAATTAGGTTCCTAATTACTTTTATTCCTCGCTATTACTTGGGGGGGGAGGGGGTTGCGAGGGTAGTGGGGTGGTGTTATCGCGATTGATCTACTCCAGCTCTAAAAATTTATATAAAAGTGGCCTTAACACGCCAACATAAATAGGTCTTACATTAAGTAATGTCTTACAAGACGGACAGAACAGGTAAAAGGTTACACAGTTTCTTTAAATAGTTATGCGAACGCTAGGGGTTTTAATTGTCCGTACGGTTTGTTTGCCTTTTACGCTTGACTAAAGATGTAAGGCTATGTGGGTATTGGTTGTGGCTAAAAAGAACTCTATAAGCAAAGCAATGGCAGCTAGCGTGGCTGCTGCTGGTACTGGTCACGGAAATAGGATAGAGGCCAGAGATCCAGAAAGGGCAGTGAAGGCTTTAGAGATGTTAGCTGATGGAAAGTCCTATCGTGAGATAAAGAGGACGCTGCATATGGACTGGGATACAATGATTACGTTAAGGAGTAGGCATCATGCTACGTTGGAGCAGAGACGTATGCAGTTGGCACAAGATGCTTTGGAAATTGGTGAAGGGCTTAGGCTTTTGCAAAGACAGAAGATGCAAGACCTTGCTGACAATCCTGAGCAGCTTGAGAAGACTAACATTAGGGATCTGACTTTACCTTGGGGTATTGCTCACACAAAGTACATGGAAGCCGTGGGAGAGAATAAGGTGGTGATAGAACACAGGACTGGAGCACCTAGCCTTGAGGATGCCATGAAAGCTATTGAGGCTGCAAAGCAGAAGTTTAAAGACGGCTCTATTGCCATAGACGTTACACCCAAAGAATGAGCTTGGTATGGGAAAAGCATTTAATCTTACAACCTCCTAGCGATGAAGAGGTTGCTTCAATGCAGCCAGAGGATTTGCTACAACTATGGACGACCTATCACGAAGCTATAGCAAACAGTAAGCGTGATCCCTACAGGTATGGTTGGATATTGCCTCATTGGAAAAAAGCCAACGAGATGTTCAAGGAAAGCAGAACCCTTTTATTGTTGGGGGCTAACAGAAGTGGTAAGACCAGCTATGGAGCCAAGAGCGTAGTCGAGGCCGCAATCAATAATGACGGCACATTAATTTATTGCTTTAGTCAAAATCAGGAAACAAGCGTTGTAGTTCAGCAAGCAGCTGTGTATGAATATCTTCCAGAAGAATATAAAAAGAAAGCAACGGAAGAAACGCATTACATTAGTTATTCAATGCAAAACGGCTTTGCTGGAAATAGCTTAGTGTTTCCAAACAAAAGCAGACTTATCTTCAAGACTTACAGTCAGTTCCAACAAAATCAATCCATCCTAGAAGGTATGGAGCTTGGTGGTCGTGAACCAAAAGTGAGCAACATTGGCGCATGGTGCGATGAATATTTACAGGGCATGGAAATGCTTGATCGTCTTTATTTGAGGTTGGCTTCAAGGAATAGCAAAATGCTTATTACCTTTACGCCAAAGGACGGCATTACGGAAACAGTCAGGTATTACATTGAAGGAGCAGACACTATTGATTCAAGGCCAGCTGAACTTTTAAAGAACCGTATGGTTCCGTATGTTCAACATAACAAACTTAAAAACACTGGCATCATTTATTTCCATTCCAAAGATAATCCGTGGTCTGGATATGAAACGATTGTTGAGCAATGCAAGGCCAAGAATGACGACAACTATACGCTAACCGCAGCTTATGGTATTCCTACAAAGAGTTACACAACACGGTTCCCTAATTTTATAAAGGAAGTAAATGTAGTAAAGCACGAGTTGATTCCAACCAAGGACGTTACTCGTTACATGATTTTAGATCCTGCGGGAAGGAAGAATTGGTTTATGTGCTGGATTGCTGTGGACGTTAATGGAACATGGTGGGTTTATCGCGAGTGGCCTGATTCAACGGTGGGCGACTGGGCTAAGTGGCATGGTGGCAAATGGGGAACAGGCGAAGGAGCAAAAGGACTTGGTTACGGCATTAAGGACTACGTTGAACTTATTACCAGCATGGAGTCTGAAAACTCCGAAACCATTTTTGAACGCCTTATAGATCCTCGTCTTGGTGCTGCTAAGTATCAGGCACAAAACGGAGCTAGTTCAATTATTGAAGACTTGGCTGATGCTGGACTTGTATTTATTCCTGCCCCCGGATTGGACATTGAGGACGGATTGCAAGCATTGCAGACCAAAATGGCTTACAATCGCAAAGAACCTTTAAGCGGATTCAACCACCCACATTTTTATATTTCAGATAGATGCCAGAACATCATCATGGCACTTCAGGAATATACAGGCGAGGACGGACTAGAGGAAGCTTGGAAAGACCCTATAGACGTTATTAGGTATGCAGCCATTGATGGTATTGCGTACATAGACGGATCAAATGCAAAAGTAAGCAAACGAGCGCAAGGAGGATATTAAAATGAAATCACCAAAAGTAAAACTCAAGTCAGTAGAAACACTCAACACGGAGGGCAAGGGTAAGAAGTTTATGCCAGCCGTAGTCATATCCCAAGCAAGAAACCCACAATGGGTCTTTGCTAAGATTGACGGATTAGATGGCAGACACGCTGTAGCCATTCCACGCAAACTATCAGGAAAACTCGAAGGAAAGCGCATCAATGTCGAAGCCATTACAGACGACTCAGGTACAACCTACCGCCACGAGTTCCTTTCCACTTGATATAACGGTCAATCGCAAATGGCTCTTGGAGCAAAGCGATAGATTGCTTAAACATGAATACTATCGCAGGATAAAGACCAAAAATACTTCGGAAATGTTTCCTGACGATCTGTCTGACAAGATAGGGCGTTCGCAGGAGTATGTCTGTGGTATCATCAAGAACGCAATATCACACGCTAAATTATGCAAGAAACTACACAGGAACACGCCCTAACTTTTGTTGATAGCGAAGGACCAAACATCATTCAGCTAAGGGCTGCGTACAATCGTACGACTACTGAACTTTCTACATATTTTAATCAATGTGTTAATAGCTCTGATTATCGCCGTTGTTATTGGCCCGGAAAAACGTCTGACCTTCGTAAGCATGGTGCAGATGCATTTCCGTGGGAAGGGGCTTCTGACACAGAGGCTCGCATTATTGATCAATCCATCAATACATACGTTTCAATGTTTTCATCAGCATTGTCTCGTGCACATATTCGTGCCTATCCATCAAATGCTAATGATGCTGCGCGTGCTCGCGTAACCAGTGCTTTTCTTAAGTGGATGCTGCAATCTTATATTCCTCGTTTCAAAGAAGAAATGGAACTTGCTTCCAATTACTTCATGGAACGTGGTCTGATGATTACCTACGTTGGTTGGGAACGTATGGAAAAGAAATATCTTCAAAAGATTGATTTAAATCAAATAGCTCAAACAAGTCCTGATTTAGCAAAAATTATTCTTGAAGGAAAAAATGACGATAAAGTCATTGCAATGCTTAAAACTGTTTATCCAGATGTTATGGATAAACGCGCTAAGAAAGCATTAAAAGATCTGCGTGCTACAGGCGTTGCTGATTTACCAATAAGCAAACTTTCTATTGATAGACCATACGTTCAAGGTTGTGCTCCAGATGGAGATGTATTCTTCCCATCTTATTGCATAGATCCACAGCGTGCTCCTTTTGTATTTTACAGAACATTCCTGTCTGCACAGGAAATATTATCTCGCGTAACATCTGACGGCTGGGATGAAAGTTGGGCGCAACATATTTGTGAACACTATCGTGGCGTAAACACATACAACATGGAAAGTGTTTATGGAACACGTTCGACAGGATTGGCTCGTTACCGTCAGCAATACAACGCACACGAATTGGTAGAAGTTTGTTTTTGTTTTCAGCGTCTTATTGATGCTGAAGATGGAAGCGAAGGTATCTATCGCACTATCTTTAATCCAAAGTTTACTGGTGAAGGTACATCAGTGCAAGGTTATGCAAAATTTGAGTTAATGAATGGCTACAACGATTATCCGTTTGTAGTTACTCGTTTAAACAATGACTCAAAGAGAATGTATGAAATTCAGACATTCTCAGATTTATTGCGTGGCTATCAAGATCAAGTAAAAGCAGAACGCGACAGCCGTGTTGATAGAAACAGTTTGGCTACATTGCCTCCGATAATGCACCCTGTTGGAAATCCTCCAACTGATTGGGGTCCGGGTCGCTATGTTCCTTACCGCCGTGCTGGTGAAATACAATTTGGTCCTGTACCTCAATACAATCCGGGAAGCGTAGAGGTTGAGCAAACAATGCAAAAAGCTGCAGACCATCTTATTGGTCTTGATGCTACCGATCCTGTTTCTGGAATCCGTCAGCAGTTCATGGTTAATAAATTCCTTAATCATGCAAAAGAAGTTTTAAAGATGGCTTTCAAATGCTATCAGCGTTTTGGTCCAGACGAAATATATTTCCGTGTTACTGGTGTTTCAGATCCAATGAAATACGATAAAGGCAATCCTGATGAAGATTTTGATATTAACATCAGTTTTGATTTGCTAAATAATGATCCAGATACGCACGAGACACGCCTTGGTCAGTTTGTACAGCTCATGCAAATGGATAGAAACAATCGTATCAATGCAGATGCTTTGATAGAAAACATGGCAAACTCGATTGATCCTATTTTAGCAGATTCAATCATGCAACCAGCAGAACAAGCACAGCAACAAATTGTAAAGTTTGTTACAGACGATCTTTCCAAGATCTATGCTGGTATTGAAACTGGTGCTCGTCCAAATGGCGGACAGATTGCAATGCAAGTAATACAACAATACACTTCACAACCAGATGTTGCTCAAAGATTGCATCAAGATGAGGCTTTTAGAAACCGTATTCAAAAGTATGCAGGTCAATATCAATTCGCTTTACAGCAAATGCAAAATGCTCAGATAGGCAAAATAGGAACAGCACCAGCAGCTATGGGCAATATGCAGACTCAAGGATTACAACAACAGTAAGAAGCGTAAAGTAAGTGAGGAAGTAAGAAAGGGGGAGTCTGAGGGGGAATTAAAATCCTTGTCAAGCTTAATCGTGTCTGTTTACATACAGGCATGAAAATCTTTTCAGAAAAAAAGCATCCGTTAGAAGAACAAATTAAATTTTTAGCAGATCGAGATCAATTTTTAGATTTCCTTGATTACATAGCAGCAGGTAGAGAAATAGCCATTAAATCGTTGCCAAGAGCAAACGAAGGACGATTGCGTGAGATAAGTGGACGCATCCAAGCCTATGATGAAATATTGGATATTTGCAATTATCAGACCTTGCTATGGAAAAGAGCGAGAAGCTCTATGCCTAGATAATGATAGAATACGCCCATCGCAACTATTCGTGGCGTAAAGACGAATTACACAATGCCTAATGAAGTCCAATCGGCTAACGCTGGAGCCGTCCAAAATCCAGTGGCACAGTCCAACATATCTACGAGCAACTTTGCTTCTCAAAGATATCGAGCTAAGATGGAAATAGCTAAAGCGCAAAAATCGCTAGAGCCAGCACCAATCTTGGAGCAGCCTAAGCCTGTCGAAGAACCGCAACCAGAAGCTGTTGAACAGAATAAAGAGCCTGTTGAACAAAATCAGGAAATAGGATCACAGGAAGAAGCTAAAGTTCTTTCAAAGGACGTTGAGATCGAAAACATGAGCGAAGGTGAACTTAGAGAGCTTGCTCAAAAGCTAGGCAGCAAAGCCGTAGCGCGATTCGGTGAACTCACCGCAAAGCGTAAAGCAGCTGAAGAGCAGTTGGCAGCACTACAAGCACAACTCGCACAACGCGAAAATAAGGCTCCACTTGAAGCTAAAGTGGAAAACAACCCATACGCTGCAATTAGCACTCCTGATGAACTTCAATCAAAGTTCCAAGAGGTTAATGAAGTAATAGAATGGGCTGAAGACCTTATTGATAGAGGTGAAGATCTTGCTGCAGATGATGTTTTAGCTAACGTCAATGGCAAAGAGTACACTAAACGCGATGTAAAAGAAGCTATGCGTAAAGCGCGTAAAGCGCGTGATACATATCTTCCAGCACAAAACAAAGAGATTAGATTAATGCAGGATAGAAACTCATTAAAACAACTCCTTGTAGAAAGGTCTAAAACCGAGCTTCCTTGGATGCAAGGTGATGACAATGATGTGCGTAAACAGTATGAAGCGATGGTGAGTGATGAGCGACTGAAAGGAATAGAAAAACTACTTCCTGACTTGGCTCCACAACTACCGTACATATTGGCTCATGCTGCTAATAGTATGTATGCAAGAAAGCCAGTGGATGCTACAAAAGCAAACACAAAGCTTAACCCTCCTTCATCTATTACAGGACACTCAATGGATACTTTACAGCCAGAAGGCCGTCAAAGTAAGGCTTTAAAAGATCTGTCAGATAGATTTGGACAATCTAACAGTTATGGGGACTTCCTAAAACTTCGTGCTCTTCAACACACTAAATCTTAATAATCATGTCTTTTTCAAATACTTATAATAAAACAAATCCCGGTTCAGCGGTATCAAATCGCGAGGACTTAACAGATATCTTAACAATTCTTGCACCAGAAGAGACACCAGTCACTTCACTAGCTAAGAAAAGCAAAGCAACCGCTACTTATAACGAGTGGACAGTTGACGTTCTTGCTTCTCCTAGCACAACTGGCGTACATGAAGGTCAAGACATCTCTAGCTTCACTGATAAATTCTCAGGTCGCGCTCGTTTAGGTAACTATGTACAACTTTTCCAAAAGAATTACATGGTTTCACAGTTACAGGATGCAGTTGAGTCCGTAGGACCAGCTCGTATTGCTGAAGCTGAAGCTAAAGCGATTCGCGAAATGAAACGTGATATTGAAGCTGTAATGGTTGGTGATCAAGACCGCGCAGTAGAAGATGGTAGCACAACTGCTTATGCTTCTCGTGGTTTAGGAAACTGGCTATCTAGCTCAGGTCCTACAGATGTTCCATCGAACTATCGTACTCCTGCTGCTTCAATCAATGGCACAGGTTCAACATTAACCGAAACAGCTTTTAATGCTCTTATTGCTTCAATCTTTACCCAAACAGGTACAGTTGATGCTTTAACTCTTGTTGCTGGTACAACATTACGCCGTGCAATCTCAGGATTTGCTCGTTCGGATGGTGTTTCAACAGACAATACCTTCAAGGTAAATGCTGAAGCTTCAGACAAAGAGATCACTCTCTCGGTCAATACCTACGACTCAGACTTCGGTATCATTACGGTTATCAATGGTAACCCTGCTTGTATGCCAAGTGCTAGTCGTGGATACCTTCTCAATCCTGATTATGTCGGAATTGCTGAATTAATGAGCATTGGCTCAACTCGTCTGCCTAACTTGGGCGGTGGTGAACGTGGGTTTGTTGATGCTGCATTAACACTCCAAGTTCTTTCTCCTCTAGCACACGGTAAGATCACAGCTATTGCTTAATAAGTAAACAGCTTTCGTTTCAAGGCTCGTGTGCTACAATGCCACGAGCCTTTTTTATGGATATAATCACACATTTACCTCGTTTCTCTGATGGTGAAATAGACAGAGCCTTAATTAAGGAAATTAAGACTGGCTATAACTTAAAACGTGCAATGGAAACAGAGCGTGAAAAAATATGCGCTCAACACGCCGTAAAAGTAAAAAACAGCGAAAAGTTTGCAATAAAAGGTTTAGGCAAATGCGTATCTGTTATGCCAGCTTGGGAATGGTTTAATTTGCGTCAAAAGTATGGCAAAGAAGCTATGGGCAACAGAGAATTTTTAAGAGACTTCCAAAAGCGTTTTCCACATTTAGCCCCTAATAAACTCTAATGGATACAGGAACGTATAGTGATCTATTAACACGCATCCAAGCATTAGCTGGTGTTAGCGACTTTACTGATAATGAGCTTATTTTCATTAATAGCTTTATTAATAGGCGTGCAAATATAGCTTACAGATCTACTGAGTTTTGGCCTCGTTATTTAGTTGTAGGCGAACCTCGTACCACTACTAATAGCATTGTTCCTTACAAGCAAACAGGTTTAAAAGACATTGATACGTTTTTGCGTATTCATAAAACTTATAGTCCATACCAGCTGCTATCAGCTATGGAGCTTGAATACTATGTTACTAACACTGGTGCTTATTTAGTGGCAGATACGCTTCCTGCTAATACAACGTATGTAACATATAAAACAGTTTGGGATGGTCCTTATAACTCAAGCAGCACCAATATTCCTTATGAGTGGTTTGATTATCTAGCCCATTCCGTTTATTCAGATTTCTTACGCCAAGATGGTCAAAATGATAAAGCTTTGACAGAAGACCAGTTTGCTGGCGAAATAATGAACGAGCAATTAAGCAGAACAGACATTACACGATCTGCTGGTATGATTGCTCATAGAATATCAACCCACGTTAGCAGGTCATATCGCAGTCCACGTTAATACTTTATACAATGAATAGCTTCGTAGTAAATCTCTATCCAAAACCTAATCAGTTAGCTACCTCACAGAATTTAACTGTTGCTGGAACTTCTGTGCAATTTGCTAACACGTTTAGTGCTTTAACTAATGCCATTTTTATTACTGTTCAAACAGCTCCTGTGTGGATTACGTTTGATGGCAGCACTCCTTCATCAACCAATGGTCATCTATTGCCAATTAATTATAATGGTTGGTTTAGCAAAGATTCAATTATAGCTGCTAAATGGTTACGCAGCACAGGAACAAGCGCATTTGTAACTGCCTCAGAATTTACTAACTAAAATGCCTAACTCAAGAATAGTTAATGGACCGATGCAGTTGCTTCCTATACAGGGAGTTAATCATCGCAATGTCGCTATAAGCGGTACGGCTGGCAATCTTATCGTTGCTGCTTTAAATAGTGAAACACAGCACGTTTACTGGACTAATGCAGGATGTGATGTGCGATTTACTGTTGATGGCAATGCTCCAACAACTACTGATGGTCATATTATAAAAGATGGCAATAGCGGTATATGGAGCAGTAGTTTTGCTAAAGCTGCTAAAGTTATTGCTGTATCTGGATCTGGAGTAATCACTGTTAGTGAATTAAACTACTTATAAAATGTCTGGAATATTTGACCAAATAGTAAACTACGGTGCTGCAAGTGGTTCATCTGGTGGATCGGGTACTGTCACAACCGTTAGCGTAGTTAATGCTAATGGTGTTAGTGCATCAGTTGCTAATCCAACGACTACACCTGCACTTACGTTTGCTCTTGGTGCAATTACTCCATCCACTGTAAATGGAAATACTATTACTTCTGGATCAGGCACTTTAAATTTAGGTAGTTATTCATTAACTGCTTCACAATCTGGAACTCTTACTGCAGCAGCTTATACACCTTTACAAAGTTATGTTCAATTTAGGTACGATATTACTGGAGCTTCTGGTGGTGGAACTAATTTAGATGGAATTGTTACAGTGGGTTTAAGCAAGCCAACACTTATTATTACGTTTTACAGCAATGCTCTTCGGCCTTGGATATTGACTGCTTCATCTGGGACTCCAGTAACAACTACTGGCATTACTGTTCCATTAGATTGGAACGCTTCAACAAACAATGTTCAATGGACAGAAATCGCTTTCTCGTAATGAAATTATTCTTAAAGATTTTTGCATTTGTTTCTTTAACTGCTTTGGCTGTAGCTCAACCTACACCAACATTTGGCGTTAATGCTAATTCTTCGGGAACTATTGTAGCTCCATCAAATGTAAAAGTTGGTCTTACTTCTCAAGTAAGCGGAATACTTCCAGTAGCCAATGGCGGATCTGGTGCTTCTACACTTACTGGTTTACTTAAAGGAAACGGAACGTCAGCTTTTACTGCTGCTACTAGCGGTACAGATTATGCACCTGCCACATCTGGCACTTCCATACTTTATGGAAATGGATCTGGTGGATTTAGTTCTGTAACGGTTGGAAGTGGTTTATCTTTTACTGGTGGCACATTAGCTTCAACTTCTGGAGGCGGTTCAGTAACTAGCGTTGCTGTATCTGGTGGTACAACTGGATTAACAACTTCTGGCGGACCAATTACATCGTCTGGAACAATTACTTTAGGTGGAACACTTGCTGTAGCTAACGGAGGTACAGGAGTAACAAGCTCATCTGGTGCTAACAGTGTGGTATTGCGTGATAGTAATTCTAACGTAACAGTTAATAATTTATTTGAAGGTTTTTCTACAATTACTGCAAGTGGAACTACTGTAACTTTAACAGTGGCATCAGTTCAAAACTTTGTTATTAACGGTTCTGGCGGACAAATAATTAAATTACCTGACGCAACTACATTATCAAACGGTACTGATTTTATATTTAATAATAATCAATCATCAGGTACTGTAACGGTACAAAATAATTCGGCCACAACAGTCTGCACGCTACAATCTGGTTCGTATATAGTTGTAACTCTTTTAAGCAATTCAACTTCTGCTGGTACTTGGGATTATCACAACGTAGCACCTTCTAATGCTTCATGGTCCACAAATACATTATCGTGGGCAGGAAGTTTTACAAGTGGTACATGGAATGGTAACACAATAGGTGTTTTATACGGTGGTACAGGAGCAAATACATTAACTGGTTATGTTTACGGCAATGGTACGAGTGCTATGACGGCTAGTACAACAATACCAACAACTGCTTTATCAGGAACTGTTACTAATGCACAGTTGGCTAACAGTGCGATTACGATTGCTGGAACGAGCACATCGCTAGGTGGATCAATCAGTCAAGATACAATCACTGGACTATCAGCAACAGGCATAATCAAACGTACAGCAGCTAACACATTGGCAATAGCCACTAGCGGAACTGATTATGGTTTAGGCAGTGTTACATCTGTAGCAGGTGCAGGTACTGTAAACGGCATCACTTTAACAGGTACAGTAACAAGTTCTGGATCTTTAACACTTGGTGGCACACTTGGATCAATAGCCAATTCTCAGCTAACAAATAGCTCTATTACATTTGGTGCTACTGCTGCATCACTCGGAACAACTGTTAGCGGATTTAACGCTGTATCAATTGGTGCAACTACTGCATCCACTGGTGCATTTACAACATTGTCCGCTAGTTCAACTGTTAGCGGCGTAGGCTTTACAAATTATTTTGCTAGTCCTCCAGCAATTGGTGGAACGGCTGCGGCTGCTGGTACATTTACAGCTCTAACAGCTACTGGAACTACAACGCTAGCAACTAGTTTAACAGGTATTTTAAAAGCAACATCAGGCGTAGTATCTGCTGCAACTAGTGGGACAGATTATTTGCCTTCTACTGGTGGTACAGGCGTCACAACACTTGGCACAATTACAACAGGCGTATGGAACGGTACATCTATAGCAGTAGCAAACGGTGGTACAGGATCAACAACTTCAGCCGCAGGACAACGTGCTCTAACGCCAGCAACAAGTACAGTGACTACAGGAGCTTCTCCTTCAGTTAATTGGTCTTTAAGCAATAGTTTTGATCTTACATTAACATCCGCTACGGCTGCATCTATGGCTTTTACAAATGCGCAAGATGGACAAGTTATTACCATTGCTATCCATCAACCAGCATCAGGAACTCCTACAACTGTAAGCTGGTCTGGTATATCTACAATTAAATGGGCGGGTGGTACAGCCCCAACACAAACTGCAACATTAGGAAAAACTGACGTTTATACTATTTACTATAACGCAACAGCTAGTACATACTATGGTTCCTATGTTCAGAATTTCTAAGTTTTTTCTTGTTTGTATTTTAATTGGAACGACTCTCCGAGGAGGCAACTTTGGGCAAATGAACTTTGCCTATTGGCAGAGCGTAGCTGCTGGTGGTGTTGTAGCTTCTGGTGGTACACAAGCTACCCCAGCTAACGGATATAACCAATGGTCGTTTCTTACGACAGGCTCTAATACATTCACTGTTACAACAGGAGGCACTGTTTATTATGCTATAGTGGGCGGAGGGGGAGGAGGAGGTGCAGGGGCTGGTGGAGGCGGTGGTGCTGGTGGCGTTGTAACAGGACAAACAGTTTTAACTGCTGGCACATACACTATTGTTGTAGGAACTGGTGGTGCTGGTGCGTCAACAGGTACATCAAACGCTGGTTCAAGTGGTAGCAATAGTTCGGCATTTGGTTTTACGGCAGTTGGAGGTGGTGGAGGTGGTGGGTATTCTTTTTACCCTTTATCGGGAGGTAGCGGTGGAGGTTCAGACGGAGATCCAAGTGGTGGTCATACAGGTCTTTATGGGTATGGGGTAGCAGGCCAAGGTTGGAATGGCTCAAATTACCCTGGCACAGCTGGCTGCGGAGGGGCTGGTGGTGGAGCAGGTGGAGTTGGAGGAGCAGGAACTTCTACATCTGGTGGCAATGGAGGTACAGGTATTGGTATTTATTTACCTGTGTCTAATTCTACTGTTTATTACGGCGGAGGTGGTGGTGGCTGTGGATATTTAGGGGGTGGATATACTGCTGGAACGGGCGGTACAGGGGGCGGAGGAGCAGGTGCTGCTGTTGGAGTAGGAACATCAGGCACAAATAATACAGGAGGTGGGGGTGGTGGTGGAGCTGCTGCTGCTGCTAATGGAGGCGGAGCAGGAGGCTCAGGCATAGTTGTTATATGGTCGCCTATCGCTACCCCAGCTAAGACTCCTTATGTGCAATATTTAGTAACGGCTGGTGGTGCGTCAGGTGGTAGCGACACTGGTGCAGGTGGAGGTGCAGGTGGCGTTTTACAAGGTCTTGCTCAAATAACAGCAGGAACTACTTACACTGTTACAGTTGGTAGTGGCGGTACAGCAGTAACAGGAACTAATGGTGGCAATAACGGTGGTAACAGTTCGGTTTCTGGAACAGGTTTAACTACAATTACTGCTATAGGGGGTGGTGCTGGTGGTGCTTATCCAACTAATGCAGGAACAGGAGGCTCTGGTGGTGGAGGACCTGATGGTCGTGTTACATCAACAGCAGGCGGTAGCGGTACACTAGGTCAAGGATATGCTGGTGGATCTGGTGGTACAGACGGAAGCAATTTAGGTGAAGGTGGCGGAGGTGGATACGGTATGCTTGGTGGAAACGGAACGCAAGGATCATCAGGATCTGGCGGTAACGGAGGCGATGGCTACACAACCTACATAGCCAACACAGCAACGTATAGCTGGTCTAATAATATGGGTAGTGCTGGTTTTTTAACTGTGCCTGATAATACTGCACTTAATTTTGGAAGTGGTGCTTTCACCGTTGAAGGTTGGATCTATCCTACTTTGTTTGGTGGTGGTCCTAATGCAGGATACAATGGCGTATTTTGCAAACGTACGAGCAATGGTAGTGCATCAAGTCCTATACAATTAAATTTATATAATGGTGCTCCTCAAATATATACGTCAAGCACAGGTAGTTCATGGGATGCTGGAGTTACAGGATCAACAGCAATGTCTTTAAATACATGGCATCATTTTGCCGTAGTAAGAAATTCTAATACTATTACTTGTTACATAGATGGTGTTTCTCAATGTAGTCTTACACAAACCAATTCATTATATTCAAGTAGTGCTCCGTTTGTAATAGGAAATGATCAATCATCCACTTCGGGTGCTGATTATTTTTTTGGGTATATATCGAATGTAAGAGTACTTAAAGGCACTGCACTTTACACATCAAATTTTACCCCTCCTACAACCCCGCTTACTGCTATTACTAATACTTCATTATTAACCTGCCAATCTGGCAGTTTTAGTGATGCATCAAGCAACAACTTTACAATTACTACAGTTGGCTCTCCATACATAGCCTCCCAAAACCCATTTGGTGCTTCATACGCAGGCGGTGGGGGTGGTTCTATTTGGCATAATAGTGGCGGTAGCGGAATAGGTGGTTATGGTGGAATGGGCGGTGGTGCTAAAGGCGGATACGGAAATGGATCAACTAGTTCTACCACTGCTGGAAGTTCAGCCTCTTCTAATACTGGTTCAGGAGGAGGCGGTGGTTCTTACAATGCAGGCAGCAGTATGTCATCGGGAGCAGGCGGATCTGGCATAGTCATACTAGCTTATCCTTCTACATTCCCAGCAGCTTCATCTGTAACCAACGGCACGCTTACAACAGTTGGCGGATATAAAGTGTACACATTCTTAACTAACGGTTCTATTACGTTCTAATGAAAGCTCTATTCTTTATACTTTTAGCTACGGCAGCTTACGCACAAACGGCTAACTATGCCCTTATAAACGGCGATGGTACAGTAATTGAGGTGATGGTAAGCGATCCAGTAAACGCTGCTACATACCCACAAGCTGGACTATTAGCTTTTCCTGATGCCGTTAAATGCGTACCAGCACTAGGTGCAGGCATGGGCTGGCATTACGACTCTACGACTAATACATTCACAGCTCCTCTTGCGGAAACAATAGTGGATGTAAGCAAAGCTCCTCCAGCGTTTACGTTACAAGATCCTACGCCTGTCATTACAATTAATACAGATCCAGTTGTATTAACAACAAACAATGCAAGTCCTGTTATAACAACTAACAACGCTGCAATAACAACCAACAATATCTTACCGTGAAAAACTGGAAACAATACTTTGAACACTATTTTTATGGTCTCGCAGCTTCTTGTTGGAACGCTGGCATTTCAGCTTTATATGCAGCCTTTGGTCAATCTGCTGGCGCAGCTGTTATGAAAGAAGTTCCTGTGCCAACAGGACATGAAATAGGGGCAATATTTTTAGGTGCTACTGTTTTACAAGCTTTAGCATATTTTAAGACACATCCATTACCAATTATTGAAGATGAAAAACCTACTACTCCTCCTATTGCTAGTTAGTTTATCGGGCTGTGTAATAAGCCCTGCTGGTAGCCCTGCGCCTAAAGTTAATGCAAATGTTAAGCAAATTGCTCCATTTGTCACTCAATTAGCTCAATCTGGCGTACCCTTAGTTCTTAACAAAAACCCTAAATATGCACCAGTCATCAGCGCAGTGGCTACAGCCATTCCTGCAGCCTTTGCAGCTGGAGACCTAGACGCTACATCTATTTCTAACACAATTGCCCTTATAGGGCAAAAGAACGGCCTTAGCAACGAAGCCTGTGCAACCATCTCAGCAGCTTTATTAGATGGCGTAACGTGGTATCAAGCCACCTATGGCATAAACGTAGCAACAGCAACCGATCCAAATGTTGTTATTCTTTTGAACGCTTTTTCGTCTGGATTGTCTAATGGCGTCATTTTGTGGCAAAACTCTCAGCCTAAAGCATAATGAGTTTTTTAGAGCCTATATTTGAAGCTATTGCTCAGTTATTTGATTTTGTTACAAACAGACAGAATTTAAAGAATAGCAGTGAAATCAAAGCCAATGCTGACGCTGATGTATTGGCTAAAGACAAGGCGCAAGCTGTTAAAGACGTTAATAGCGACAATTTAGATCAATTACGCAAGGACGTAGCGGAATGAAAGCCCTAGTCCTTGTTTTATGTTTAGCCTTTGCAGGGTGTCTTACAGTTGTGCAACATCCTGTACCTAGCCAACAAGCATCATTTGATGGGAACGATCAAAACAGCGGTGTTATAGCCAAAACTGATGCTGGTTTTGTGGTCAGTTCTAACTTCAGAGACAGGTATAATGTGTTAATAGAAACCTATTCAAATTCTAAACTTCAAGACGGAACACCATTATTTATACCTCCTATTAAAAAAGACTTCGGAATAAAGCCCAATAGCGATGGAACATTTACCATTAATAAACAAGCAATGGTAGTTATGATTCAGTTATCTGGCATGAAACGTAGAGCTTTTAAGCCCTAATAATGAACTTTATCAAAACAAACATTCAAGAACATGGCGTAGGTATGGTTGGCTCAGTAGCCAGTTGGATGGGTGTTATTACAGCCACACAACAACAATTTGAATGGTGGTTTAAATGTATAAGTTATTTAGCTGCTACAGCAGTATCGTTAGTTACACTTTATTACATTATTAAATCCAACAGAGGTCACAAATGAGAAATGCAGGTAAAATACAAGTTATTAAAAGCTTTGGTCGTAAAGAAACGCCAGCAGACGTTGTTGCAAAACTTCGTGGCAATAAGCACATTAAACTTCCAACTCGCGAAGAATATCCTGCTAAGAAAAATGCTCTTGCAGAAAAACTAATGGCTAAACGTACAAGGAAAGCACTCTAATGCCACTTACTAAAAAAGGTAAAACAATTATGTCCTCTATGAAAGAGGAATACGGAGAGAAAAAGGGTAAAGCAGTGTTTTATGCTTCTGCCAATAAGGGACGTATTAAAGGGATAGATTCCAAGCACAAACGCAAGTCAGTATGATGGTAGAATGGCTCAATGCCACGCTATAGAACATACGGACGTTTAGATACAGTTCAGGGTGATGATGGAGATACTACTTTTTTCAAAGTAAACAGTCGTTTGCGTCCAGATCAATTAAAGGCTGGAGAAGTGGCAATGTCTCAAAATGGGAGAATGGATGTAGATGGTGCTTGGCAGGTTAGAAGAGGAATTTCTGTGTTCGGTACGCCTGTTGTTACAGGAACCCAAGCCCTATTCATACCTTTCTATTTATATGCCTCTAAAACGATTTCTAGCGCAGTTCGTAGCACCACTACGGTTACGGTTACAACTAGCACGGCTCATGGTTTTACGACTAACACGCTTGTAGGCATACAAGGACTTACAGGAACAATTAGCCCTAACAGTAATAGGCTTATAACAGTTACTGGCACTACTACGTTTACTTTTACTATTCCGGGGGCAGCAGGTAGTGAAACTTACGCAGGAAGTGGTACAGCTGGATCACCTTTAACAGACGATACATCTATCAATGGAGTATTTGGATCATGCTTATATAGCGATCCACACAGTAATAATGACGAGTACATTGTTTTAGCAACTAACAATGGGTTGCAAATGATAAAGGTAAAAACTGGCATAACAACCAACATTGCCTATCCATCTGGCGTAACAATTTCTGCTGATGTTAATTTAATACAAGCTTTCAACTATCTTTTTATACTTAGAGATGGTAATACAGCATTGCAATGGAATGGAGACTTTACAGCTCCAACCATGATTCTTGTTAATAACGGAACTTATACACAGCCTGTTATTTATCAAACAACTGGAAATACTGTAATTGCAAGTGGTGTTGTTACTGTTACGGCTACAGCACACGCAGTGCAAATAGGCGACTCAGTTACCATTAGTGATATTGGAACAACAGATTTAAATACTCTCACCGACTATGTTGTTTTTAATAAGACAACAGATACATTTCAATTCAGAGCAGATGCTAAAAACACAGTATCTGGCAGCCCTGCAACAATAGCTGTTGGTAAACCTCAAAGCGTTGGTCTTGGCTATACAACAATGCCATGTCCTCCTTGGGCTATTTATCATCAACGCCGTTTATGGATGCCATTTAATTACCTTAGCACAGGTACTTCTGGTAATCCAACAATTACGTCTCGTAATGTTTCAGACGAAATAATTGCTTCTGACATATTAGATCAAAACACTTACGATCAGATTCTTAATGAATACAAGATATCGTCTGGAGCTGCTGATTACTTGGTAGCTTTACAACCATTTGCACAGGATAACCTTGTAGCTTTTGGACGTAATAGCATACATTTAATTTCTGGAGTCACTGCAGATCTTGCTAATTCAACAGTCACTGAAATTACTCGCGAAGTGGGATGTTGTGCTCGTAAAACTGTAGCGCAAATTGGTAATCAAATTGTATTCCTTTCCGATAACGGTGTATATGCTGTTGAGTTTGATCAGTTGTATAACTTGCGTGGAGCTTCTGTTCCGTTGTCGCAAGCCATAAATCCTTCAATATTAAATATAGATCCAACGTACATTACTAATGCTGTTGGCGTTTATCACGATAATCGTTACTATCTTGCAGTGACTCCTATTGGATCTACACAAAATAACACCATACTTGTTTATAACTTCCTAAATGGTGGATGGGAAAGTATTGATTATATTAATCAAGATGGCTGGGATATACGCAATTTCGTAAGAGCAGGTGCTGGTGGCATACATTCTTTATATGCTGTTAATAAACAGGGTGGCATACATTTGCTTGATAGCGGAACACAATGGCAAGATAAGCTAGCCTTAAAAGTTGGTGAAGGTATTAAAACTTTTAACATAGACGCATCATTAAAAACTCGCCAATACACGTTTAGCACAATCGACAGAAAGAAGTTTAACAACTTTGAACTTCACATTGAAAGTTCTCCAGAAATTCAATCAGACGTTAATCTTAATCTTATTATTCAAAACATTGATAATACAGTAGATTTAGGTACTGTCAGTTATTTAACTGGTAGTGCAGTTCCTGCTGGCGAAGATGAGAGCGTAAGATCAAGGCTTGGAAACTTGCGTGGTTATGGTGCTCAATTATACGTCAATCAAACTTCTGGACGACCAAAAGTTAGGGCTATTAAAGTTGGCGGTATGCTTTCATTCTCTTCTACAACATCTGCTAAATAATGTCTGACATCAAATCAGGTTACGTCTTTACAGGGTCTAATGCTGAATGGACTAATAATTCAGACACATCCATACGTCTTAACAAAATGTTGGATGGAGCCACTGTAAACATTAATGCAGGAACTAATGTAACGGTTACTCGTGATAGCAATGGCATCACTATAGCTTCTTCTAGTAGTGGTGGAGGTTTGCCTCCTGATGCTGATTATGGCGATATAACAGTATCTGGAAGTGGTCATACATGGACTATTGATAATGGCGTTATAACAACCAATAAAATTGCTGATGGTTCTATTACAGGTTCAAAAATTGCATCTGGAACCATAGGAACTACACAAATTGCTGACGGAGCTATTATTGCAGCCAAAATTACCGATGGAGTAATTAATACAGCAAAGTTTGCTTCAGGTATTTCACCTGTTACATTAACAACATCTGTACCCATAACTTATAATGGCAATGTAGTTTTTAATCAAACAGATGGAAAACTTTATCGTTGGAATGGATCTGGCTACACAGTTGCTGTTCCTGCTGTAGATATTACAGGGCAAATATCTAACGGTCAGATTGCTGACGGAACTATAGCTGGTACTAAGTTTGCATCAAGTCTTGCTCCAGTTTACGTTGTTAGTTCTGTTCCAAGTACAAATGTTGGTAACATGATATTTAACACAACTGATAGTACTGTCTATCGTTGGAATGGAAGTTCATACACAGCAAATGTTCCTGCAACTAATCTTACTGGAACATTAACTACTACACAAATAGGTGCTAATACTATTCAAACTGGTAATATTGCATCTAACACAATAACCACTGGAATGATACAGGCAGGAGCTATTTCTGCATCACAGATAGCTGCATCTGCCATAACAAGCGATAAACTTGCTGCAAATTCAGTTACAGCAGCATCCATATCCGCAAGCAGCGTAACTGCTGATAAAATTGCTACTAATGCAATAACTTCTGACAAGATTTTAGCTAATAGCATTATTGCTGGTAAAATTGCAGCAGGTGCAATTAGTTCTACTGAAATAGCAACACGTTCTTTAATTGCATCAACATTAACTATAACAGATATTACATCGCTTGCAGACAATGGTGATTTTGAAGCAGGTAATTTAAGTTGGACATTAGAATCTGGGTTTAGTATTAACAATGATTCAGGCAATGCGCATAGCGGAAACTATGTTTTAGTAGGTAATTTATCTTCTGGTGCAGCAGCAGCCAGAAATAATATGCAGACTACCGTTAGTCCCGGAGATAGCTATTACGTTGATGGTTGGATAAGAACAACTGGTTCAGCTTATGGGGCTGTTCGCATTAGAGGATTAAGTTCAAGTGGTGCTGAAGTTTGGACTCAATTTGGTAATTTTGTAACATCAAGTACATGGACTACAAGTTATGGTGCTGGTACGGTTCCATCCAATGTTGTTAAAATAAATGCTGAAGCCGTAATCATAGGTGGTTCAGGAACTGTTTATTTTGATCAAGTTAGGATGCTTAGAAGAGCTAATGGAAATCTTATTGTTGATGGAGCCATTACAGCATCTAAGTTGTCGGTAGATAATTTAAGTGCCGTTTCAGCAAACATGGGAGACGTTTACGGCGGTGTGTTTAGAGGTGGTGCTACAAGCTTTAGTTCTGGAACAGGTTTCTGGTTGGGCAATGATAGCGGAACATATAAGTTCCGTGTAGGCGATCCTGCTGGTGCTCACATTCAATGGGATGGTTCTACTTGGACTGTTGTAAACTGGCCTTACGGAGCACCTCCTGTAGCTCCTGAACCTAACGTCTATCTATCTGGTCAAAACATTGTAGTAAATTTACCATCTGGAGCACCTTCTGGTTATACTGTATATACTAAGTTTGGAACTGCTTTCTGGGGATCTCAAACGTCATTTCCTTTTTCATTTGACGCAACAGGTCAGCATGACACAGAATTACAATATTACGCTACTGCTACCAATTATGGTCAATCTGGCATAATGTCTGCCAGCTGGAACTCACTCTACGTCTAATAGCTATCCGTGATAGAATAAACCCATGTCCATCTTATCTAAAGGCACTACTTTCGCTACAGGCACTCAAGTGTCGGCAAGCTCATTAAACAACTTGGTGGACAACGCTACGTTCGCTGCTGGTGCTGTAGATACTGTCACCACGGCCTTAACGTCAGGCGGTGCTATAAAGGTGGCTGATTATGGGATAACGCCTACAAAGCTATCTGCTGGTGCTCCTACATGGGATGGCACTAACGTAACTATTCCTACTAATTTTATTGTTAATGTAGATGCTGCTATTAGCGGTGGTCTTACAGTAGGTAACGGACAACTTATCACCGGAAGCCTTGGTGTAAGCACAAGCCTATCTGTAGGCACAACTACTACTTTGGGCGGTAATGTAACCATTCCTGATGGCAGCAGCATTATAGCTTCTGGATCAACTGGCCTTACTACTGGTCTAAGAACTAGCGGATCTAATCCAAATAAAATTCAATTAGGCTTTAGAAACGATGGTAGCGGTGTATTTCTATTAGTGACTGTTGATGGTACTAACGCTTATAAGATTCCATTGGTTAATGCTTAATGAAGCCTATTGAGCAAGCTAAGGCTCATTACCTATCTCATAACCTCAACTTTGAGCAGGATTTAGGTTATTACCTGCTTAATGGCTATGTTCATAGCACGCCTGAACAATTTATTATGTTTAAGCCTATAGAGGCTAAAGATGGTGAAAAGAGCTGGAATCCAGTAAATCCAGACGCTTGGTATGTTCATTATGCTTCTGGAAATAACAGCTTATTTTGGTTCATAAATAAGGCTCCATATTACCTTCCAAAAATAGCTTGGATGCGTAATAAAGGAGCGTCTGCGCAGCAGCTAAAAGTGTATGATAGTAAACGGCTTTATGATAGACTAGCAGGTAAATGAGCAGCACGAAAGCACCAACGCCTCCTCCAACTCCTCAAGGGGTACAAGCTGGTCAAGCAGGTCAATCAGCTTTAGACTATACCAACAGCATGGCAAACCCTGCCATGTACAACCAGTTGCTTGGAGTTGATCAATCTTACAGACAGCCTTTTGCACAACTCAACATAGATACGTTGGGTCAATATATGAACGCTGGTTTAGGCCAGTATGGTAACGCTGTACAACAGACTGGGAACATCAACCAGCAAGCGTTAAACCAGCAATACGGCGGCATGGTTGGGGCACTCAACCAATATGGTGGTCAGATTACGCAAGCAATGAAGAACGCAAATCCTGCGTTAGCTCAACTTGCAAATAATCAGACTAATCTTGCAAATCAACTTTATGCTCAGGGTCAGCAATTAACACCAGATCAATCACGTTCAGCTACACAGCAAGCATTGGCTGCTGGTGCAGCTAGTGGTCGTATTGGTGATAATTCATCCGTAGCATCTCAAATATTAGGTCGTGATGCTTATTTAAAACAGAATCAAATGTTAGCTCAAAACGCTGGTCAAAATGCTTATGGAATGAATCAGCAGTTTTCTAATCCCATTATGTCTATTTTGGGACAACCTGCTGCAGCAATGCAATATGGTCAGAATCAACAAAATTTTGGATTCCAACAAAATCAACAGAATCTTGGTTCAGCATTTATTACACCTTCCAATGGAATTAACTTGGCATTGCAGAACGCTGCAAACATGAACAATTATAATTCTTCAATTTATGGAGCAAACGCTGCGTTAGCTGGTGCTAATGCTCAAGCAAATGGAGCTATGATTGGCGGAGCTTTAAGTGGTCTTGGAGCTTTAGGTGGTGGTGCTTTTAGCGGAGCAGGTGCTGCTGGTGGTTTTGGAAAATTATTTGGTTAATTTAAATATTTAATACTATGGCCTTAGATACTGGAGTAAATGCAGCATTAGGTGCTAGTAACTACACGCCTTTTTTACAAGGGGCGATGCAAGGTGCTCAAATGCAAGCACAAGGCGCACAAAACATAGGACAAGGACTTGCTAATTTAGGTTCTAGTGCTGGTCAAACAATATTAAATATTGGCGAGCAAAAAAAACAAAATCAACAGCTAGAAGGTAGTATTAAAGCCGTTGAAAATTTTCTTACATCATCCAAGCAAACTGCTGAAATGGTATCGCCCGGAATGGGAAAGAACATTGATAATGTTATACAGCAAATGCATGATCAAAATGTTCCGTTAAGCCAGCGTGCTGCTATTGCACAGCAAACACAGCAACATTTTGGAGATGTATTAAATTACGGATTTAAAACAAAGGAATTAATAGATCAACAAAATGCTAATGCTGTAGCAAACTTTTTACAACAAGGTAATGGTCAGATGCCTTCTCCTGTAAATGCAAATCAATTTACACCTACTCAGTTAATGCAAGGCAGGCAGTTATATTTAAGCAACGCATTAAACGCAGCTAAAACACAAAACGAATTATCTTTAGCTAGCAAAAATGCTCAACCTATTGTTCATTCTCCGGGAGAAACATATGTTATTGGACAAGAACAATCATGGTTAGAAAAACATCCTAAATCTACACGCAATGATATTCCGGGAGCATTGATATCTCAATGGTCTCAAGAAGCTCAAAATGCTGGTCGTCCAATACAAACTCCAGAAGAACAAGCAAGATCAGAAGAGTTAAAAGGATTGGCTAATGCTAAAGTTGCGACAGCTAAATCAGAACTTGATGCAAAAGATCAAGCATTGCATAGCATTGGTAATTTACAAAGTGCTATTAAAATTCTTTCATCTGGAACTGTTGATACTGGAAAACTATCAACGTTAAAGAATAATTTTTATAATTATTTAACTGGTTTAGGAGTTAAATTATCTCCAGACCAAATGAACAATATTGCTAGCACTAATGAACTGCAATCTTATCTTTCTTCTCAAATTGGAGATCAAATGCAGGGAGTTAGAAATATAAGAAATCAAAGAGAGTTTGATGCTGTTACAGGAGCTATAGCTTCTATGGGTAAAGGGAATGTTGCAAATACTGCTTTATTAAAAAAGGCATTGCGTGAACAACAATACAAGTTAGATCTTTCTAATAACGCTGCTAAGTATATTTCTGGAAAATCTAGTTTTGATAATTACGATTCTATTAAAACAAGTTTAACAAATGATTTAATTGATTCTTATAATCAAAGTGATAATGCAGCACCAGTAAATGTTCCTGCAAATACTAATCAAGTTTTAAGCAATACAATGTTGCCATCAGATCTTCAAGCTCAAGTTAACGCAGAAAGAGCTAGACGTAAGAAGTCGGGTCAATAATTATTTATATGGATTTAACAAAGTTATCCGATGCAGACTTAGAAGCATTAAGTCGTAACGACTTGAAAAGCATTTCCAATGCAGGTCTTGATTCTTTATTTCCTCAATCTACTACACAAAGCAAAATTACTTCGGATGTTGCTCAAGGAGGAAAGTTGGGAGCTAATGAATCTTCTCAAGACTTATTGGCAAGACAGTCTGCATTTACAAGTGGTGGTAACGGTGGAGTAATGACTCCTGAAGTAGCCGCTGGATTTGCTAAATATGGAATACCAGCAATGTCTGCTGCTATGATAGCTCCAGCGTCTATTGGAGCTTATCTTGGCATGGCTGGAATTGGCGCAGCTGGAAATACTTTATCTGAAGCTATTAAAGGTAATAACGTGACTTCTCCTCAAGCTCTTGGAGAATCTGCGTATATGGGAGCATTAGCTGCTTCGCCAGTTCCCGGATCATCAAGTGCACCTAAAGGTGTTTCTGAGTTTATTATTAAACCAATCGTATCTGGATTAAAATTAGCAGCTGCTGGTACTGGTTCTCAAATAGTTGGTGAAGAAGCAAAGTCTTTAATAGAAAATAAACAATTACTTCCTACTGACAAGCTTTGGAAAGATGTCAGTATGCCAGCTGTTGCATTATTTGGATTAGGTTCATTAGGTTCTTATGCTTCTGAATTATCTGGTTTAATGCAAATGCGTAATGAACGTGCTAACATTTTAAAAGATATTGGAGTTAAAAATCCAACCCTTGGGGCACTTGCTCCAGAAGTATTTGGTAATCTTGAATCATCTAGAGCTGCCACTAGCAGTTCATTAGCTTTACAAAGATCAAACATGGCTACAGATGCTGGCAATGCATTTGTAAGAGAAATGGAATCAAGAGGAATAGTAAGCAATGAAAAGATTGCTGATGCTTTACAAAAAAACATTCCTTTATTTGATCAGGCTCAATCTCGTTTAGAAGATGCAAATTTAAGATTTAATAAAGCTCAACAAACTGCGTTAGATACTAAGAACGCTATTCATTTAGATGAACCTACTCAAAATGCTATTTATAGTAATGCTCAAGCAGAGCAATATAATGCCCTAGCAGATCAAGCAAGGGCTTCATTGGATAAGACATTTGCTTCTGGAAATGTATTATCTAATACAGGATTAGCTGATGATTTAAAAAATCATTTAGATAATCTTTTTTCCTTAAGAAAACAAACTGCTGCAAAGCTAACTGCAAACATTAACAATCTTGGTTCTTTTATTGATAAAGACGAATTGTCTCAATCGGTTCAATCGGCTCTTGGTTCAAAAGCCAATACAGAGCAAGGTAGAGCAATTCTTAGCACCATTAATAATTATACAAATGAATCCGCTCCTGCGGTTACTTTGTATGATATGAATGGTAAACCAATAATATCTTCAAGTGCCTCCAAGTTGAGCATGGATCAATTTAGAGAGCTTAGAGATGATTTTAGTAATGCCTTTATTAACAAAGGTGATGTCGCATATAACAATGCAGCAGAAAAAATGGCAAACCAAGCTTATGCTGGTGCTCAAGATTATTTAAAATCAAGGATTGCTTCATTACCTAACGGAAAACAATTATCTTCCGAATTAAGCAATTTCAACAACTATTGGTCTAATCAATCAAAGATTTTAGAATCTCCATTAGGAAGACAATTGTATCGCGGAGAAATAAGTGACGATACTATTAATGGCATAGCTAAAGATTTATTATCTAACAATTTTGATAAAATTAAGAATCTTAACAACTTTGCAGATGCTATTATTTCACAAGATCCTAATGCTTTAAAACCTACTAAACAGTTATTATTTGGTAGTGTTGCTAAAGCAATTAAAGATAACCTTGTATTTAATGCTCAAAAAGAAGGTCAAGTTGATTGGTCTAAAATTGCAAGTAGTTTATTAAATCTTCAAAAAACTAGTGATTTATCTAAATACTTCCCGATAGAATCTTTAGGTTTAGGAAACTTTGATCAGATCAAATCTTGGAGCAATGCTATTAAACAATACAAGCCAGATGAATTATCTGGTGATGCCATATCTGCTGCATTTGCTGATCCAAGATTTAGAAAAACTTTAAATGGTGGACAAGACATTAAACCAATATTAGCTGAAAACGCATTTAAGCAAAAAGTTTATCAAGCAAACTTAAATGCTATTATGAATCGTACTGCTCAAGCTGAAGACGCTTTTAATAAAGCTCAAAAGTTTGCAAACGATGCCGGTTTAACTCAACAGCAAGTATTTAATGAGTTTCAAAAGGTTCAAAAAGATCCTACATTATCTTTCTGGAATGGTAAAAGCGGTTTAGTATTGTCTAATAATCCTAACACAGCTACTAACACAATATCTAGCGTTATAATGAACTCCAAGACTGAAGATGCAAAGGCTTGGATGGCTGGATTAAAAGCTAATAATCCAGATACTCACGAAGCAATCGTTTCTAATATATTAAATAATAAGCTTAAAGATTTCCAAATGCGTTCAGCAACTCCGGGAAATCCTACTGCAATCAATATTAATGCTTTAAGGCAATATATAGATCCTCAAGGATTAAATTACAATGATTTTAAAAAGATGTCTGATGTTGTTGGTGCTGATTATGCCAATAGATTCAAAAGTTTCTTAAAAGGAATACCAGCATTAGATAATACATTAAAATATGGATCTACTGCTGACAGTAATTTAAATTCATTTGCTAATGCTTTTGCTACTGCTGAAGCTGGTTCAAGAACTATGCAAAGCCAACAATTAAGCGGAGTAAGAGCTGGACAAGCTGGATTGGTTAGAAACATAGGAAATGCTTTAATGAATGGTGCTTATAAAGTAATTTCTTCAGCCATAGTTAATCCAAAACTTTCTCCAATATTAACTCAAGGTTCAGATGTTGCTAGCAGCATATTAAATTCATTACCTTTACAAAAGGCTGCAATCTTGATTAATAATGACGACTTTACTAATGATTTAGCAAAGTTAAAAATAGCTACTCAGTAACTTCAATAGCTATATCGTCCCAATATTCTTCTGAATTTGGTTCAAAGAAAAACCTTTGACCATCTTCTTTGTTGTAAACGAATTCTCCAGTTAGGCACGGATAACCACTTGGATGTATAGATTTCTTTAGCAGCCTAAATCTTTGTTCTGGACGACATTCCATCATCCATAGATTGCCTTCGTTGTCGCTAATTAGTACGGCATCAAGATTGCCAGTCCATTTATATATACGATTATTCATTTGATAATCTTATATTTGCTTACAGTGTGTTTTATAGATTTACAGTAGCCTTTCCATACTTCTACCTGTTTCTTTTTAACTAAGGCTTGTAACTTGCTATGTGATGTTCGTTCGCTATAGCCATACCGATTGCATAGATCTTGAGCAGTAAACCATTCGGTGCCCATAGGCTCTTGCTCGTAACTTAATATCTTATCTAGCTTATCCCAAGGGTTAGTATGCTTTGATGTTTTGGGGAGCATAGAATTTACCGTTTATACCTCTTATTTGAAATAGGGAATACGTTCCATCATTATCTACCCAACCAGCTACAAAACCATGTGCCCAACGTAGCTTACCTGTTTTTCTATTGGCATAGTCTGGGTCTAGCTTGCATAAGCAGCCAATACAGCGTGCTTCCTGCTGCTTGAGTCCGGGGGTTTGATAGGACTCTATACTGTGGCAATGTCCAAATACTACGTTGCCATAAATGCGACTATGTGACGCACAGGCTGATGTTCCAGTGTGAAATCCATGCACCACGTTTAAATGCCCTACTTGCACCACTCCAGTACGGCTATCATATGGCACTAGAGAGGCTTTATTACGTTTAGCTACCTTCTTTATGTCTTCGATCATTAAATGCCCTAGATCGGCTTTAACGCCGTCTGTAGAGGCTGCTAAATCCCATACCCTAACGTCATGGTTGCCTAACATCAAATGGTTTTCTTTTCCTCCTTTAAAGAAAGCATCCGCAAATTCAGCTCCTGCTTCAAAATCGTCACGCATTGAGGATGATTGTTCATCTATTGAAGCTCCTTTGCGTATGCTAGAAAACTCCCATAAATCACCTGCAATAATGCGTATATCGGCGTTAAAGTCTTTGTTAAACGCTAAGGCAGCATTGCACGCTTTCTCGTCTTTGTGATTGCCATGTATATCGCTAACAATGATGAATTTTTTCATTTATAGGATTTGCGTATAATTCGTTCGCCTTCAGTTTTTTTATCATGGCACTCAATACATAAAGCTTGGTAGCCCTCAACTTCTACAAATAGCCTTTCGATATATCTATCCCACGTTTCAAATCCCTTATGAGGATCTACAACTGGGTTAATATGATCTATTTTAATTTCTTTGTTACCAAACTGACGGCAACAAGCAGCGCAAGTGTATGTGTTGTAGGCTACCCTAGCTTTCTTTTTACATTCGTACTTTGGCGACCATCTCGAAGAAGCTCGGCGCAAGGCAGACTTAATAAAGCTTTCAAATCTTGATTGAGTCCATTGTCCATTGCATCGAGTTTTTTGAGACATTTATATTAGCTTATCATACTTAATTTGTAACTTGGTTGTTTTCGCTATTAAGCCTAACGCTTCTAGCTGCTACAAATTTATGATAACGCTCAATCCCTTTAAACTGTTCTATTGGGTCTTGAGATCCAGCAACGTCTTTAACCATTGCTATCATTAGTTCTTCTTCGAGTTGTTCTAGTATTCTTGTTTGTTTTGACATATTATGTGTTTATTATTGATTCAAATGCGGTAATAGGGCGGTTGAACATCATACCTACTCTATCGCAACCCTCGCCACGGCCTTTGGCTTGGATAGCGTTAATAAATATGCGTTGCCTATCACCATCATTAAGGTCTTGTGATGTGCCATCAGGAAGCGTTGCTGGAGCATCTAGGAATATAACCCTATCTGCATCCTGTTCAATGTTCCCTGATTCACGAAGGTCTGAAAGCATAGGCTCTCTACCGTCTCTTTCTACACCACGACTAATCTGGGCAAGAAGAATAACAGGTATGTTTAGCTCTATTGCTGCGTCTTTAAGAGCCATTGTCATGCGTCCAATGGCTACGTCTCTAGTCTCTCCACGTTCCTGCTGCGGATCATAGCGTTGCAGATAATCAACGACAATCCCCTTGATAGGCATCATGTGTCCAAAGCTTTTGATTCGTGCAGTAACTTGGCTAAGAGTGCGATCCTTGTCTGAGATGTGCAAATGCTTTTCTGACATTATTGCTTTTATGCTTTCTATAAAATCCAAACTGTCTTTGTGGCTCAATCCATTGCGTCTAAACTCTCTCCATGATTGACGACTGAGCGTTTGTGCAAATAGCTGCGGAAGTCCACATATAGGCATTTCACGGCTAAATAAAATGACATTTCCTTTTAATTTGTTGCTCCAATGCCATGCTATTTGACGACCTGCTGACGACTTACCCCTCCCCGGCCTAGCTGCTATGACGATAAGCTCTCCGCCCTGTGCTGGGCCAAAGCGTCTATTCCAATCAGGCCAAGGGAAAGGCAAGCCGTGATCTACTTGGGTAGTCTCACCTTTCATTATGCGTTCGCACAACGAAAGAGCATCTGTGGCTGCTTCGCTTAGTGTTTGTTGTTTCTGACTTCCATGGCGAATGGAAAGGATGCGAGAAGTAATTGCAACAAAGTCCTCTACGTTTCCTTTATAAGTAAGGGCTGTAGTTTTTACTGCATCTGCTGCTTTAATCAGTTCTCTTAAAACATATATTTCTACAAGCTGCTTAAGCCAATGGTCGTAACTTGTAGCGGTAGGATTTAAACTAGTGATAGCTAAAATGTGCTCTATGCCAATTTGATCTAACTTGTTAGCCTTTCTTAGCTCATCAATAATGACGTTACCTTCTACTGGTCTGCCGTGATTATTATTCCATAAAATGGCACGCCACAATTTATGATTACGAGGATCGTGAAAACAATCTTCGGTAATCTTAGCATCTAAAGCTTTTACGAGTGCCGTAACTCCATCAAACAAAACGTACGCAATAACGTACGTCTCCGCCTCATCACTGTGTGGTAATTCTTGGGTCGTAGTCATTGGCAAGCCTCCATAATGTTAAACAAGCCTTAAAAGCTTCCCATTGCTTGAGAAGTTCTTCCTTTGTGTGGATGACTAAATCAACCCTGCCAATTTCATTAGTAGAAATGTAAATGTTAGCTGCGTTTATATCCTCTATATTGCCATAAAATGCTTTATAATATGCTGCCAGCTGCATTGCGTGTCCTTGCCTAACATCAATCTTTTTATCTGGTTTAGTCTTTGTTGATTTAAAGTCTAAAACGTAATTCTTTCCATCTTTAAATGCTGCTACATCCATAGTACCTGCGTAACCATCCTCTTTATTTAATACAACTGTTTCGGTTTGTCTAATGGCAAATCCTTTAAGGACTTCTATTGCTGGTAGCACAAACTCTTTAATAGGTACTAAATAACCTTCTGAAGATGTTACCTCTTCGTCTTGATTCCATTCGTAACCATCTAATGCTGCTTCAATGGTTGCATGAATCTTTGTACCTAAATCTGCTGCACTGCCAGATTCCTTTTTAGCGTTTTCTCTTACGAATTTGTAATAGGCATCTTCCTCTTCTTGAGAATCAAATTCCACTACTGGATACTGAGATAGGTAAGAGCGTGCCGTTTCCATAGCTTTCTCAATCTTGTATCGTTCAAGATTTGGGTTGTACCATTGCTTAATAATTCCAGATACTGAAGGAAATAATTTAAGCTCTCTTGCATCCCTGATATTAGTAGGGCGTGACTCAACAGTCTTACCAGCTACAGTATGTACTGGCTTGCCTTCTGCGTTGTACCAATGGTTTGACTCGCTCATAATGCCTCCTCTTTTTTAGGCTCTGGTTCAAACCAGCTATTAATAGCATTGTCAGCCATTTCAAGAGCGTTTTTAACACGCTGCTTATCTCCAGTCATTTCATAAAGCTTAAGCTGATGCTTTATATCAACAATAACACGTTGAGCATCGCCACGGCCTTTAATAATATCGTCTAACATTTTCTGTAAGTATGTATTTTTCATATATATATTTTTATGTTTAACTAACTTGTAGTAATAAAAAAGAAATGCCCTTAAAAGGGCAAGTCTTCTTTCTCTTCTTTTGCAATATTTTTTATACCACTGGATGTATTTCCAGCAGAAGCGAGTAATTTGCCATTCCCTAGAATAGCTCCCTTAACTCCCTTTGCTCTATCTTCTTTTGATACGCCCTGAGCAATACGATAATCATTACCATATTTATCATCAGGTGTTTCAAATAAAACTATATCAAGGTATGTACCTTTCTTACCTGCATATAGCTTTGCTTTATCAATCTTCGATACGTCTATGCGTGCGCTTATCATGTTAGTTTTTTTATTATTGTTTCTGCTTGATCTGAGTTTAGTTTTTCCAATTCATCTAGCTTGTAATAGGCTAGTGCTTTTGAAATTGTTTGCTTATTGACTGCATTAGCTTCAGCGAGCCTTAGCTTTGAGATTTGTTGAGATGTTGCTTTTTCAATTCTAGTTGCCTGTCCATCGTCATCCTCTTGCGTAATGTTGCAGATCGCTGCAAGTGAATATCGTCTAAGATAAGTAACTGCGCTTCCAACTCCTTGAGGGTCAGCTTTCGAGAGAGGTGTGGCGGCGGTGTCTTCAATATACTCACCGCTCTCGTGCAATAATCTAGTAGTAAGCTTAAGAACCGCCCCTTCGGACTCCGAGAGCGTTTGCAACACGACAATGGAGTTGTTATTGAGATGTTCTTTGGTCGCTTCAATGACGCTTTCAAGGTTTGCGTAATTGTTTTTAAAGTGTGGATTCTTAGCGTTCTTAGCTGCATTGCAAATCAGGCGTTGTGCTGCTAATAAAGCTGGTGCTATCTTGCTGATTGTTTCCGATGTTTTCATAAGGTATAACTGCGAATCTGTTTTTTCTGTTTTTTATATTCCAAAGCGTTTGTTTCGTATAGTTGAATCGAATAACGGCTTCGTTTAAATCTAAGCCCTTATCCAACTCTTTAGCTATCTCGAAAGCTTTTTCAATTTTTATTGGTTTATTATATCTGTTTGTTTTTCTGGGTGGTAACATTGGAGCACCGCTTGAGTTTTCAATGCCCTTGCAATGTTTGTCCAAAAGATAGCGTATGTTCGCCATCGTGTCAGTAATACTAATCATTCGTAAATCCATTCCTTTCTAGCCATTGAATGGCTGCTCTAACCACATTAGCTTGCTCGCTATTCTGTGGTTCTTCAAAGCGATTAAGAAATTCTATGAGAATCATCGCTGCATCGCTTACATTGTCTTTTTGATTTATTTTTGTTTTCATTTATTTTGTTATCTTTATTATCGGCCAAAGTACTATCAATATCAGAGCAAACACTAGAAACAGTAGGAAGTCGATTACTTTTTCTAAAAATTTCATCGTAGTTATTTCTATATTGTTCTGTATAGCAATTTCTAGGAGTATCACCTTTTCCGTTACTCATTAGAACATTGCTCCTAAAAAAAATCCTGTAAGCAATAAGGAAATGCAAATAATAATATCTTTCACAAAATCCTTTCTATTCTTATCGTTCTGATTTTCAGAAAAGTGATAATGTATTTCCACTTGTTTCTTTTTCTTGATAGGCAAATCTATTTTAGGCGGTATGTAAGATAGTTCGGGTTTCTTTGTCATACCATTAGCCTTTGTTTAATCTTGTACTGACGCATCTCGCTATCATCAGCCAATCCCTGCAATAAATCCTGCGTACCATTAGTTGACTTGCTTTCCATATAAGCCATAATGAGCGTGCAGATAATTGTTTCAAATCCTAATAACGATTCAAACAAATCCTTAGCGTTCATCTTCTGCACTGGATATGTTGATGCTAGAGTTCCTGCTTCTTTTGTTAAAGCTGCGATGTCGAATACAAATCCAAGTCCTATCATTCGTTCAATGATTGCATCGTAAGCCTCTTCAAAAGATCCATAGGTAGTTGCAAAAAACTCGTGGTCTTGAAAAAAGGTTTGTCCCTTAATAGTGTTGTGTGCGTTGTGTGCAAAGAGCTGTGCTGCTCTGTATGTTTTAGCTAGATCGTGCATATTGTTTATTGGTTAAAAGTTTTCAAATGTGTTAGCAATGATTTCAAGTCCACCACCGAATTTAATTACAAATCTGCAAGCATCATCTTTTGATGCAAAGGTCATCAAATGACGGCCTGTGTTGCTGGGTATCCAAATTGCATAAGGATTCATTAGTCACGCCTCCTATTGTTTTCCCTAAATGTTAAATCACGCAAATGGTCATCTAAGATGCTAGAAAAGTAAACGAGTCGAGAATGCTCTTCTTTTTCGTTGTTATCTCCGTTTTTCTTCCAGCTCCATTCTCCTTTAAAATCTTGGAAAAACTCTTGAGCTTGTTCTAATATATTTATTGTTTCATTCATATTTATTTATAATTTATAGACTTAAGTTGTGTATTTATTTTACCTGATGCAAGTTTATTTTTAAATTATATTTCTTTTTCTGGCTTCTTACCTGTAAAACTCCAAATATAGCAAAGAATATAACCAATCATATCTGTGATGTTGTCGTCCTTATGCTTGTGCATCTCTCTGCTCATCTTAAGTCCTACCATCATCATCATTGCCTCTTCAGGCGTTATGTCCTGCTTTAACTTGTCGTGTAAAAGTCCACTCCAGATTTTAGCGGTCTTCGTATAGTCGTTCTTAGGATCGCCGTAGCTTTCGTTTCTGTCTCCTAAAACTAAATTGGTAGCTTCTTTAAGATAATTCATAACTCCTCCTCTTCAGAAGCGAATAAATAAGGTTTAGAATCTGTTATGTTCTTTTCAAAATAAGGATATTCTTCTCCCTCTTCATTCATTAAATAAAGTCTTACACAATCAGACTGCTGCAGAAATCCTGTGACCAATAAAGGTCTATCGCTATTTTTTGCATAGACTATATCATTTATTTTGTATTTCATTAGTGTGTTTTAATTATTTTTATATTATTTACAACATAAAAGGCTCGGCTTCTTATTGATTTTTTAGCTGCATTGTTCCTCGCTTGTCTTAACAACCCTAGCCTAAGTTTGTTTGTCGTTGGGCGCAAGAAATCCCTAGCTCAGGGATTCTTAACAAACTAGCCTTAAGATGTAGTGCTGGTATGCTTTTTTCCGTCCTCGACTTGCGGCTTGTGCCTCCTAGTCTTGGGTGTTTCTCGTACCCTGACGGTGTATCGCTATTTCTAGCCACTTGGTTAGTCCTACGATTCAGGCTCTCGCCTGTTAGCCTCGGACACCGCACCTTCAATCCTCTTTAAGCTCGCCCTAAGCGAATACTCGGATTTACACGCTGACTTCTTATGTACTTAAACCTTCTTACTGGAAGCCAGAAAAACAGAAGGCCGTAGGTTGGTGCAACAACACAACGGCCT